CACGTACTCGTATAACCAATGCCACTCTACCTGCTGGCTCATTCGATGTCACTATGATATCGGATGGGTCCTTGTACGGTGGTCCGAAGCCTTCTCCGGCGATTGTCTATGCGTCTCTTTCAGAGACGATTATAGATCAATTACCTCAGATGGCTTCTACCGGAAACTGCGTCCATTCAAAGACGCGTCTCTGGCTTTGGGACCTGCCGCAATTGGTCCAGCCAATTAACACAGGTAGCGGTCCCGTATCCCAGAAATTTCTGGGATCCGGTCTGGTGCATTCGCTTGGAAACGATTACGATTCCTTGCTAACTACATTCAATCCTAATATTAGTTTTGACTGGAGTTATTCATCATATACCGCTATGGAAGCTATGAAGCCATCTCTAACTGAGATGTTACTTCCTAACTTCCTGCACGAGTTGGCAACGACTGGCCTCGCTCTTAGCCGTGAGGTTAAGAGCAGGTTGGAAAGAATTGAAAGACGTCGCATTCGCGACTTACAACAAAGGATAAAGTCTGCTAGACCCGGGTGGAAACCCAGGCCTAAAGACGCTGTCCCTAGTGTCCCGATCTGGAATCGGGCCTTCAATTGGTTCCGTAAAGCAGCGAGTAAGCTTAGCTGGGTAAACCTAGCTTGGCAATTCGCTGTTCGACCAACGTTGTCAGACGCAAAGAAGCTCGGTCAGATCATTGATCAGACTCGTTCTTCTTTGTCAGAGCTAATCCGTAAGGCAGGACAATTGCAGAGACGCCATTACAAGCGTCCTTGCGATATTATTGTCCTTCCCGCAAGATCAGTCCGTCGCGACGCAGGCGTCACCGGGTCCTTTTCTATAAGGATTTGGCAACGTTATGAGTGGCATCAACGGCCTGTTTACCACGCGTCATGTCTTTTCGACTATGACGCCTCTAGATTGCGCGGATTACTCGGTCAGATTGATTCATTAGTTTACTCTTTAGGAGTAACTAAGATTGCCTCTGTTATTTGGGAGGCAATCCCTTATAGCTTCGTCGTTGACTGGTTTGTCAGCGTCGGAGACTTTATTGAATCACTGGAGGAGTCAATATTTGACCCTCTTCCCATAGTTATCCACGACTTCAGTCATTCACTGAAGTACGAGTACAAAACCACGCTTGAGATGGGTCTTAGTATTAATAGCCTTGCGTCCTTTATTGGGACACTTGACTATGCTATTAAGACCGTCACAGCGTACGAGCGCCGGTGGGATGTTCCATCCCTCACGGACTCATTGT